CCTCCGGGGAAAATGCGAGGTGCGGGCCGATGACGGGGGGTGGGCCATTTTGCGGACCCTATCCCCCCCTCTTTCGAAGTTCGAAATGGACGAAATGGACGAAAGCTCGTCAGAATTCTCGTTCAACAACTTGATAGTTTCCAGTCAAGTTGAGTTCGAGAATCTCTTCAATCGCTTCATTCGTTGCTTCGACTTGATCGGCTTCGGTGAGGTCAGTACTAGTGGTAGTGACCCGTGCCAGGTAGGCACAGGTGTGGTAACCTTGAGTAACATCAAAGTTAAACCACTCTTCGAACTCATCGAAAGGATCGTAAGGATTGTCCTCGGTAGTGAGTGCTAGGCGTAGCATGGCTCTATACACCCCGTTTCAAGGACAATGGACAGTTGACAATGGACAGAAGGCTAGCCATTCAGGTACTCCCTAACTCTAGCTGTAGAAATGCCCAATGCCTCAGCGATCTGTGCTGTGTTGGCTCCGTTAGATCGAAGAGTCTTGATTCGATCCTTCTGAGCACCAGCAAGAGGAAGCTTCTCCTTTGGCAAAGCCAGTGACTTGATGGTGTCAAGATCAGAGTTGGCTAGAATATGCTCCATCATCGAGTTAGATATAGCACCTTTCTGGATGGCTTCCCACTCACGAGGGGTGGGGACCACTCTTGTGCCTTCTCTATCGTAACCAAGACGGCGGCGTGCGGTCTTGATGGCCATGGCCTCAAGCTTAGCCCGTTCTTTCTTGGTCAAATTTGGATTTGATTCAAGCTTCTTCTGCACAACACCTTGTGCCACTAGCTGTGCCTGCCGCTCTAGGGGCTTCTGTTTGAGGGCCCGGTTCAATTTAGCGCGGAGGGTGGCAACTTCAGGGGCATAGCTCTTAGCAGCCCGGGGGTCTCGTTTGATGGCGGGGGTTGAAATAGCACGCTTCCTAATATCGTTGGCCATAGCCTTCAACTCGTTGGCGTGCTGTGCGTAAATACCCTCCATCAGTGTACCGGAGGACAGCTTCCTAGCATCGGTAGCTTCAGCCATCCTGGTGGTCTTGGTCTGCTTCTTGACTAGCTTGCCCTGCTTGTTAATATAGGACTCACCAGTCTCCTCGTAGACCCTGCGACCAGTGGCTGCATCATATGGACCGCCTTTCGCTGCACTGCGTGGCTTGCGATGGGGTACATACTGAACACCCTTGGACCTGGAAATAAGAGTGGCCGCACCTTTATCGGCGCCACCCTGGTACTTCCTCTTCAACGCGGCAATGCCGTTATCTACCTCGGACTGTTTGTAGTTGAGATTATGCTTCTCGGCATCAATAACAACCATGGAGTGACGAACAGCCCGGGATAGCTCATCGGCACTGGCACCCTTGAGAGTCATGTCGGTAATAAGATTGGATACCTTACCCATCTGGGTCTGAGTATCCGACATCCTCTTCATACCCGGGTATCCAGGATATGTTCTCTTGGGGTCGAATCCCTTCAATCCCTTGAGTGGAGCGGTGGAACGGATCCGGGTCTTCCCTTTGTTTGGAATTACCAGGACGGAGTCGCCATCAAAATCAGCACCGCTAAGACGCTCAGCGACAGAAGGATGGATCCCAATAGCATCCCTAGCATTGCCAAGAATACTTCGAGACTTCTTACCTCGGTTGTTAACAGTGAGCGTAGGAATCTCGAAAGTCCCGCCATGAGGATAACGCACGAGACTAACAACGTCACCGTCCCGATAGTTAGGAGCATATACCTCACCCTTCTTGAGATGGGGCATCGGCAATAACACCTGAGACGCTTGACCTGGGAGGGCCTTGGCCTTGAGATGTACCGAAGCCGAGTCGCAGTCATCAGCCAGGGACATGAGCATCCGCTTACGAATAACGGGGTTCGTAAGCCCCATGATCTCATCGAGCTGCTTCCGCTTTTCATCACGGACAGCCTGAAGTTGGCGCTTGGCCAATTTGGGGGACTGCTTGGATAAGAACTGTGAGGCCAGGGACTGGGACCATGAGTCCCACTTACCCTCCTCATTCACAATATTGAGTGCGCTCAGTTCCTTCTTGCCAGTCTTCGGGTCCTTAAATAACTTCTGTTTAACGACCGCACCAAACGGATTCTCGGGATCATCCTTCATAGGCTTGAGGACCGTGTGGTCCTTGGAGCCCAGCATGGGTGTGCCCTTCTTCTTGTTGGTGTTGAAGACTATGTCCTTGCCCTTCGGAATATCATCCGAGTACATGGCCATGCCCTTGAGGTAGTGCGTTCCATCCACAGAAATGCGCACCTGGGCGTAGTTGGAGCCACCAAGGCTGAGCTCTTTGACTCCACGACGGAGCAGAATAACCCCGTCCATGTCAGTACCGCCGTCTTCGGCGTACTTGATGGCGACCTTCTTCGAAGATATGGCTCGAGGAGTACGAAGCCCGGTCGACAGCAGCCCCTTCTCGTCAATGACTACACCCGGAGTGCGGATCTTGTCCCTCTGTGCATGAATATCGGCAGCTTTGGTGCCAGGAGGGGCGAGAACCTTGAGGATGGTGTAGTTATCACTGTTGGCCTGCTTGACCTTGACATCGTGAGTAGTATATCCCTGAGCCTTCAAAGCCTCGACGGCGGTCTTCAAAGATGTCGACGAACACTGGAGGTTCTGCTCAACGCCGAGCCCGTACTCGATGAACTTCTTCTGCTTCACCTCGTCGGCTAGAATATCCTTGACCCGGGTGATCTCGTCCTTGCGATATGATGCGTTGGGCTTGAGAAGCTCACGAACCGAGGACTCGTTGAGTCCCATGCGTCGACCGATCTCCGTGTTGGGCAGACCGGCGTCTTTTAGACGAGAGGCTCGAGAAATGTCGCCTGCCTTCTTCTCGGCACGAGCGATGCTGTTCAGAGCACGGTACTCGGTGGTGCTCATGCCCCAGGCCTTGGCAATATCGACCTCAGACATGCCCTGAGCCTTGAGCTTGTCTCGCTCGGCGAGGAAGCCCTGGGCGGACTGATATGGATCCTTACCAGATCCCCAAGGATAGCGACCGGAGTGCCGCTTAGTCCCGTAGTGTTTGAGGATATCGGAGGGCATCAGTTCTCCTCAGTCTTGATCTCCTCGATGAGCTTGTCAAACCAGACGATCTTGTCCATGATATGGGCGATGTCGTCGGGCTGTGGAGTGTCGACCAGAATGTCGTCGTTCTGGTAGATGCGAGTCTCGACGTTGATCTCGCCGGGCAGCTTCTCGTACTCCAGGCAGAACAGTGCTGCATAGATATGAAGCTGGACCATGTTGACTCGAGTTACGCCGGTCTTGAGGTCGTGGATACGGAGAAGATGCTTCTTCTCGTCGAAGCCGATGGCGTCGGCGGTCCCAAATGCGTTCTCGCTGTGATATAGCACGACCTCGGGATCAAGCCCGTAGCCAATGGCGTCGTTCACGTAGGCGTTGAAGGTAGCCTTGTTCCTCGGCATCCGCATCTTTAGGCGAATATGCTCTGCGGCCAGGGCGTGAAGCCTGGTCCCCATCGCTGCCGCCTGTGCTGTCCTGAATGCCTCGCCCAGCTTCTCGTCGTCGTAGTTGACCCAACTGTGCTTGCTGGCGCTCAGAAATGCGTGCAGGCCCTCCAGCCTTGAGTGTACGTTCCAGTTCATCGAGCGTTCCTTTCTCGTTCTCTGGGTATATGAATGATGCGAAGGACCACTCACCGAGCTTGTCGATGAAATGATCCTGGTTCGGTCGATGAGGAGCATCAGCGCTTCTCTTGACCTCGAGTGCGGCCCACTTGGATCCGAATATGATGATCAGGTCGGGTATGCCCTGATTGTGGTTCGGATCGTTCTTTAGGATGAGGCAGCCACGAAGGCGTTCCTCGATCCTGGATATGAGTCCGCGTTGGTAGTCGCGTTCGAGCATGGGGTCTATCCTCGAATCAAGAATTATACCCACGGCTGGCCGGGGCGCCGCATGTGTCGGTACTCGTAAGTTGTTTGAGTTTACTATGCGGTGTTGAGGTAGCGTAGTTTCAGCCAGCCGTGGGAACTGTGGTGAAGGAGGAGGGGGTCGAAAATATAGAAGGCCCATCTCCTTCATTAGGATACATGTTTGCGACGCGGTCTATTGTACATGTCGTTGAATCTTGTGATGGGGCATGACTCGGCCTGGGACGGAGTGTATAGCACCCTTGTGTCAATTTTCGAAGATTCTTCTTACTCTCTATATATTAATAAATCTACTTACTCCCTATTAACTAGAAAAAAAGTGGTAAACTGGTCATAGAGGGGTAAAACGTTGGAATTCCAACGAAAAGTCATGACCAGTTTCATGACCAGTTTTGAAACAGAACTGGTCGATCGACCAAAACTGGCAGCTTTTGGCGCGCAAGTACGGCAAAAATACTGACCAGTTCTGAAACTGACAAAAACTGGTCACCGAAAACTGGTCATCCCACACGTCACTCTAGTCACGCAAATACCAGAATCGTTGCCCACCCGCCGCACCATGTGGTACAACGGGTGGTACAACAGTCACCTCAGAGAGTCATAAAAACCCCTCTCATTGAAGATCTCCTTGACCCGAATCGCCCTCGATATGGCCTGATCGATGGGTGACTGGCTCTTCAGGTAGTAGTAGTTCAAGACTGAATAAGGAGTGTTCAGCCTGTCGATTCGCCCCTCACACTGCTCCAGGACCTTCCAGGAGTAGTTCTGAGAGAAGAATATCATCGTGTCACAAGTGGTACAGTTCCAAGCTTCTGCACCGGCTGTGTACTGTACGAGGTATACCCATCGGTCTCCTTCCGGCAAGGGTTCATGCTTGTGTCCGTTATACTCAGCGATTGGTACTCCGAGAATATCCCCCAACGACCGCAGCATGAAGAGCTCATAGTCGAAATTATAGAAGACGATGACTCTAGGATGCTGCTCGCACAGCTCCCTCACCGCCACAAGTCTCACAGGATCCTCATTCGTCACCCTTCTCAAGACATGACAGAGGCCTCCTGCGTTCTTGATGGGCTCTTCCTTGTACGGATCGAAGCGGTACTTCTGGATCGTACGATATGGCTTCTCTTCGTAGGATACCGGGATGTCCGTCCGCTTCTTAACCGTCTTCTTGACGAAAGGCATGTCGACGAGGACCTTCTTACGAAGCCGCAGCAGCTTCCCTTGCCCAAGATATCGCTCAAGACGAGGATAGCCCGCTCTGTAGTTGAACTGGCAGTGCTCCCTCTCGAACTGGGTGCGGTTCTTGAAGAAGCCATTGGCTACGAATACCGGGCAGTAGTCCATCCAGTTATCACCAGGCGTGCCAGACAGCATGATCCACTCGTTGTTACGCGCCATCTTGACAAATGTCTTGGCCCATTTGCCATTCCCGATAGCTCTTTGCTCATCGAATATGATGAAGGAGTCACGGACGTTGCTGTAGTTACTGATGTTGTTCCACGAATCGACCGTTGTGTAGTCCGTTAGCCCATACATCGAGACATCACCCTGCCAATCAAGGTCATCTCTCTTGCGAGCAGTGGTTATTATATATAACCTGGGTCCTTCGGCAAGCCGCCTCGGAAGATCGGCCGGATGCCGCACCCCCAGCACTCTCTCAACGTAGTACTGGAGGGCGACAACCGACTTCCCCGAGCCCGGCTTACCGGTCAATATGCACCCATTCCTCAGGTTCTTCACCGCTTCGACCTGATGGGGCCACAGATCAACCGGTCCCAAGACTCAGCCCTCTTTGGCGATCATCTGGACGTATGGGGCGTTCACACTCACGGCGACACATGGAAGGTCTTCGAATATGACCTCGTCTTCGATATCATCCCGAACGGCCAGCATGAGTCCTCCGTCATCCACGTAGAACCAGATATTGAAGATACCCTCCTTCTCGTAGATGATCTTGTCCCCCCGGCTGATGATCAGAGTGATGTGGTTCGGTGGAATCATGATGCCTTCCTAGTGAGTCGATAGCCGGTGACATACTCTCCCTCATACGTCAAAGTACTTTCCCAAAGAGCTTTGTCGAACCAGATCTCATCATAAACGCCGTTGGCGGGGCGATAACCTCCAATAAGCCTACGACCGTCGACTACCCTCTCTTCAATGCCGCCGATAATCGCGATCCGTTCGATTCGCCCTCGATCGTCCACTTCAAGAATCATGAGTTCTTCCTCTCAATATCATACAGCGACGGCCGCATCCAAATGGTTGTCAGGTGATTGACGTCGTCCTTCTGCTCCCACTCTCGAGCCGAGAAGGTCATGATTCCTCCATCCACAAGACGGAAATACCAGATGGTCCAACCGTTCTCGTCCCACTCTGTCCATCGCTCGACGAACTCGGCCCTCCGGATGTCATTCCCGTATTCCCAGATCAGGATATACGGATCATGCCCGTCGTTGTGCGGGCTCTTGTACTCACTCACCACAGAACTCCTTGGTAGATAGCTTCCCACTTGCGTCGTTTGGCGTCCCACGCCCTCCCCATCGAGTCGCTGTGAGACTCTAGGAAGAGATTTGAGAGCCTATTATCAGTCAGGTCACCATTCAGGTGTGCAACCCGCTGTAAGGGCTCCAGAGGGCCGTTGAAGGCCTCCCAGACCAGCTTCTGGACATACTTCGTCCGTCTAATCCCACGATCCCACAGGGTTACCTGAACGTACCCGTTCGCTCTAAGGCAGGGGGTAAGAATCTGACCGGTCGAGATACGACGAATCCTACCGAGATCACTGACCTCAATATCGTCGATGATGCTGTCCTTGAATGTCTCAGTAGGAGCCAAGTCGGCAGTGCTGGGGGATTCCACTCTCCCTCTCTCCTTTCACTCCGTCGACCATGCGAATATAGTACTCGACTGGCATGTATTCCTTTCCGTCCTCCTCGATGATGGGCTTGTACTTCGGTCCGTCCTCCTTATCACCCTTGGGCGGATGGTAAGGGTACTCGTCACTGAGATACAGGTTATCTAGGGCGCAGTTCCAGACATTGCCGTCTTTGTGGCAGAGATAATGCGAGTTGACCTTCTCTCCCATGAACGTCTCCCAGACGGTGAAAGCAACCGGGAAGGTTCGGCTCTCCCCGTCGACGCGGACCGAGAACATGAGGTTGGTCCTGCTCGGAGGCATCATGGGCTTGATCCGATGCAGAGTGGTCATGTTGATCAATTCGCCGCCCCTACTGATGGCAAAGCCCGGCCAGCGATCCAGAGGCGTGAATTCCTCGTTCAGGTCCTTCAGATATAGGTTCTCCAAGGAGCAGTTCCATGGGTCGCCATCTACATACCGAACCTCGTGCATGAACGGGATCTCGCCATGGAAATGGGTCCAGATGATCTTACTGAGGAGCTGAACCCGGTAGCGATGTCCTTTGTAAAAACGGATCTGCGGAAGACCGTACCTGGACGTCCGGATTGGTATAAGCTTGCCTGAGCGCTTCCCGTAGACAGTTCCGTCTTCTCGGATATCGTAGATGTTCGGGTCGGGCATCGGGTCAGCGGTTGCCATTAGCAGCCTCCTCCACGAGACGGTATGCAGAAATCATGTCGTCAGCCACCCCAAGCAGCCCCTCCTTGTGCCAGGCGATCCAGTGCTCGCCATCTCGTTCCACAGTATATGCGTTCATGCCCAGTCCTCCTTGACAACTACGGTGTCCTCAGTCCACTCCTCGCAGATGAATTGATCGATGGGAAGATACGTGAGGGTGTCATCCAGCTCGACGATGACCAGGGCGGCCCGGGGGTCCTCGTCTCCGATGTCCCCATCACAACATAAATCCTTGATCTTTCGCTGAGCAACTTTGCCATCGAGCGTCTTTAAAACCAGCTTCATTTGTGTCTCCTACACAAGTACAATACAGAAAAAATGAGAGTCACTGCTTGTAACGAGCGGTGATGACCTGGGATACGTCGTTGACGTCAAACTCACGGAGGCGTGATGATAGGTAGTTGAGGCGGCAGTCACCGGTCTCCACCTGGAGGTCGCCGTGTTTCGTCCAATGTATCTCGCCTTCGATAGTATAGAACTTGAAGTCTATCGTCTCGATATTGACTGTCCAGATATCAGGATCCTTAGCCTCCTCGCTCGGGGGGAGCTCCCAGATAATCAGAGAATCGTCTCCGACGACGTCGAATGCGCAGTCATCGGTACTGGCCTGGACTTCGTGGACACCAAGTTCGTTATTGGTATCGACCTGTACGATCCACTCGGTGAAGTTAGGCTTGTCGACTTTGGCTGTGGCGACGATGTCGAAGTCGTAGCTACGGCCCTCACGTGTGTGGAAATAAAGCTTCTTGAGCATGCGTTCGTTCCTTCTAGTGGGTGTGGGGGCCCCAGGTCTCCCCAGGGCCCCCGTGGATATGGATGTCAGTGCAGGATGGGTTCGTAGAGGCCCCAGAGCTGACCCTCAGTCATGAGGTCGAACTTGTTGTCGCTACGGCGTATGACCCACTTGCCAATGGCTCCTGTGTGAAGGTGAGCCTTGATCTCCTCGTCGCTGGCGGCCCAGTTGCGGACCAGACGGAGATTGTCATTCGTAATCTTGACTGCCTCGCAGACACTACGGCGAGGGTTGAAGAGCTTGACTTCGAGCGGCATCAGAACGGAACCTCCTCGGTGTCGGCGTCCTCAGCGTACATGGCCTCAAGCTCGTCCTCCACGATAGTGAAGAAGCCCTTGTCAAGATATGCCGAGCAGAACTCCACTCCGGCTTGAGTGCGTCCGTGGTAGGGGCGGAGAGCAATATCGGCCCGCTCCAGGTCTGCGAAATCGAGAGCACCGACTGTCTGCTCGTTCAGGAGCGTACGAGTACGTCCAATGATCGAGACGATCTTGGGCGGACGGCCTCCGAAGTTGACCTTCACCTTGATGTAGGGAAGGGGCTCCTCCGTGTCATCCCGAGGCTTCAGGGTCTTGATATTGAACCCTTCGGTCCGGAAGTCGTCGACGGCATCGTCAGGGAGGATGACGCAGAAGGTACGGGCTGTGTTCCCGAATCGGTCCTTCTCGCCAGCGAAGTTGCGGAAGAGGAGTCGGGCGTTCTTGATAGTGTAAGTGTTGACGGCCATGTCGTGTTCCTTTCTATGGGGTAGTGGACTAGGATTCGAGGCGGGCAATACCGTGGTCTTGAAGCCGATGGATAACACGTCGAGCATCCGCCTCATTCAAGAGAATGCTGTGAATCCTGAAGACCCAGCTCTCCTGCCCTCGGGCTGAGTCTGCGCCGATATCATAGTATACCTCTTTGATCTCCTCCTCGATCGTCTCAATTTTCTCGATGAATTCCAGGAGCTGGTCATCGGTGAGTTTCTCGAGTCGTGAAGGCAGAAACAGGATAAAACCCTCGATGCCGGCTTTACCTTCGTGTCGGATACGGATAGGTTCGAGTTTAGTGGTCTGGTCACTCATTGCCGTCCTCCTCGACAAACGAGACACCAGTGATGAGACCCGCCTGGACAAGGCACCGCACGAGATCCCGGTCATCCAGCTCGTTCCGGCAGATCTCTACGAGTCTATCGATATGCTGGTGGCGCTTGGGGCCGTGAGTGTTGTCGGCGCAGAGCTCAAGCCTCTTGATGATCTCTTCGATCTCCTCGTCCCTCATGCTCTCTACCTCGCACCGTAGATGCTGGCTGTAGTCGATGAGGATATCGGCAGGGGTCTTGGAGGCATCGTAAATAACGCTGGGCATTGGTTCGTTCCTTTTCTATCGAGAAACCTAGAACCCGGGTTGGGTTCTAAGTGTGAGGTTGGTTCAGTTGGTCTTGAATGTGTCGCAGATGTTCTTGGCCATGGCGAGCATGTCCTCTTTGGTTGCTGAGAGGTGGTGCTGGTCGCAGTAGTCACGTGTCGCGTAGTAGGCGAACGTAGCTATGGCGAAGCCAACACCCATCTCGGCAAGGTTGGTGAGGACGTACTGGCGGGCGAGGGAGGGGCAGGACATGGCAGTACCTTTCTGGTGGGGGTCTCATTATATGCCCTGCCCTTCTCGCGATTCATGCTGCTAGGAAGGTATCGACGTCCGTATACTTTTGAATTTGCCCTCGGGCAGCGTCCACGAGTTCCCTTCCATATCGATTGTCCAGCTTAGCTCGCCAGTCGTCTCCGGCGTCTTCGTAATCCAGCCAGAGATACCCCTTGCAACCTCCGACATCGCCGTACGAAATAATCTCATTACCCTCGCTGTCCACTCGATGATTCTCTCGTACAAGTCGACCGGCCCCGGGAGTGTCTGGGTTAACAGGAATGAAGCGCCCAACTCGTCCGACGAATTTGCGGTCGTTCTCACCGAATTCAAGCAGCATTCGTGTAGTAACCGATCGTGTCTGGGCGACATCTTCGAGAGCCAGAGGATCTCCGGTGAAGAGGGTCCTGTAGACAACAGGCTCTTGGAACTGCTTGCCTGTGGCGTGCCAGCCGTCTTTGTCGTGTGCGATATACACGGCGTCGTTGACGAGCAGCATACGATCGTAGGTCGCTTCGTGCTCGAATGTGTAGCCGTACTTCTTACCGAACTCGAAGACCTCCGAAATGATGCGATCGTCGGCGTTCGGGATCTTGATCGAGTCTGTCTTAATGTGCGCAACGGTGTATCCTTTCTCCTGAACGAAATGCTTCAGGTCGACCATGAACAAAGCGCCGCGCTTGGCGACGATGTTGTCCACGTTCCGAGGGTCTCGGAGTGGGTTGTCGAACTTGGCGGCGGTGAGCCCGTACGTCGAATTCAGTGCGATCTTCAGCGCATAGGCCAGAGCGTCGAGGTTCGAGTCGTCGTCCAGATATGGAGCCAGCGCCCCATTCAGGATCTTTCGAGCCTCGTCGAGTTCCTTGTGCTTGATCAAGATACGAGCCTTCTTGAGCTCGCTATACCTCTTGGTGTATGGCCCGAACAGCTGGAGTTCCTCGATCGATGTGGGGTGCATCGACGCAATATCCAGTAGGGCCACGTTCTCGTGGTACCCAGGTTCGGCAGAGACGTAACCGCCCTCGCCGACCTCTTCGCCACGATATGTCGACTTGCCGTACTCGTACTTGTAGCCGGGGAACATCTCCGACAAGTCCGTGTACTGCAAGTACTTCTGGGTGTCCCGCTGACCCTGGAATATGATCTGAGTGGTCAGCTTGTTGGTGCTGGAGTTGACAGGGAGACCCGCGATCGCAGCGAGGATCTGACGGGCCTCCCAGTCCGCCTCCAGATGGTCCCATACCTTCTCCGTGGCGATGACGTCGTTGTCGCAATATGCGGCGACCTCTTCCCACATCTCCTCCGGCACCGGTTCATCCCAGGGAAGACCGAGCTCCTTGTGGTGGATACCCAGCTCGATCTCCCACTTCTTGAGGGACTGCTTCTTGGCGGCGAAGTCGTAGATATCGGTGTAGGACAGGTTGTATGCCTCTCGGAATCCTTCCTTGATGAGGTTGTTGATGATCTTACGAGAGAGGTGATAGAGCTGGATGTTCGAGTAGCCCAGGATACGACCGTAGAGGATATGGTTGTCGTACCGACGGTTGTTGAATCCGACGAGCTTCTTCTCGACAAGATCAGAGATCTCGTTCGGAGTCGGATTAATCATCCTCTGGATCTTGTTGGAGCCACGGACCTTCCAGTTCACAAGGAACAGGTTCGGAAATACCTCGACGTCGTAGATGATCGGAGTATCGTCGTCCGGCTCTTCATAGGTCTCCTCATGGTCGCTCTCCGAAGAGAACGGCATCTCCTGCACCAGCTTGATGCAGTAGTCGGCCTGATGGGTGGACTTCATGGCGAACGTGAGGACCTTCTGCCTCATGTCCGACACGTCGTAATCCATCCCAGACTCCTTGGCGTCCGTCAGCACCTTCATGATGAAATCGATGCTGGGCTTCGTCCCGGGATGGAATTCCTTCCTCAGGTTCCGCTCTATGAGCTTCCGGATGGACTTCTCGTTCCGCATGACCTCCTGACGGATCAAGGGTTTCTCCTTGACGGGAAGATATCCGTCCTCAACCGCGGTAAGGCCCTGGTGGGCGGTGCACTCGGTGAGGCGTCGACGGAGGGCGGATTTGCCTGAGTAGACCTTGCACTCGACTCCGGGCCGCACCAACCGTGAAAGTAAGGAAGGATCCCCCGAATATCGATAGTGGATGTGGATTCCACCCCCCGATCGGCTGAGTTCAGCATAGGAGGGAACCCACCGCCGAGCCTCTTCCAGACACTTGTCTCTGTCCTTGTCGAGGTCGATGTCGATGACGACGTCTTGCTCGGGTATGAGGACATAATGCTCCCTTCTAGTGTCCAAGTCCTTCAATGTCGTTGTGACGTCGTCCCAACGCTTTGCTGGGAGGCCGTTTTCATTGGCGTACTGCGCCGGACGGTCCTTGTAGAGCTCGTCGAGATATGACGGTTGCTCCTTCATTTCAGTCCAGTCCGAAATCGGGCTCTCCTTCTTCTCCCCCTGGGAAAATTTGGATTTCAATAACCCTTTGTACACCTTGCGCCGATAGGTCCCATCGATCATGAGGCGATCGTGGAACTCCTCGAAGTAGTCCCGGATCTCGTCCTTGAACTTGTACATGGGATACAAAGTTCCGTCCGAATACGTCTGGGAGTATTCTCTGTACAGCTTGTAGATGCGCTTGAGAGGAATACCATCTTCCTCATCCAGCTCGTCCCGATAGAAATCGAGGAAGTTGAATATAGAGTTGGTCTTACTCATCATCCCGACGGGCTTGTAGTCGTCATAGTATGACGAGCCCTTGGACTTGTATAGCTCCATGCAGTGCTTGACAACTGCCCCGCGCTCGCTCTCAAGTTGAGACATGATCTCTTTGTATCGACGAATATCGAGCTTGCGGCCCGAAGGTTCCACGTCGATAAGACGCCTTGTCAGTCCGCTCTTCGAGTCAGTGATGCGGACCGGCAGGTTAGTACCCACAAACAACATCGCCTCTGGTGTGAACTCATAGAGGGATTTCCCTTTCTCATTCATGACCATTGTCTCGTGGGATACAAGGCTGTTTAGACGACTGTTGTCTGTGATCCGGGCGAGGTTGCCGTCATGTTGAAGGGCCACTCGAGGATTCGACTTGAACGGCTCCAGGGCGAATTGATCGCTAGGCCGCCCAAGGGATGCCGCGTCGAAGTAGGTGACGTGGCCTTCCAGCAGTCTCGAGATGAGATTCAGAACAGTAGACTTACCCGATCCCGATGATCCGTAGAGCACGAAGAACTTCTGGATCCAGGCAGAATCTCCCGTGAATATGGATCCGATGGCCCACTCAAGTTTCTCCCTCTCGTCCGGATCATAGAGAGTGCTCATGAGCTCTTCGTAGGCGGGGCAAGGATCGTCGCTCAGAGAATATGAGAGTGTTCTGGTTACGTAGTCCTCCCTTCGAGGGGTCTGGTTAGCAAATAGTATTCTGCCGTCGAGAGGTTGATGGACATCCGGAAGCTTGGACATCCACGCCTTGTAGTCGGCGTATGTCTTGGAGTCGTAGTCCCCTAGGTACCGTGCCCAGACGGACCCGTCAATTCTCTCTGAGGCCTCTTGGAATCGACGGGTCACGTCGGCGTCCACGATGCGCATCAGGTCGTACTCGTTAGTGCTCCAGAAATGCGTCTCGGGATTGTACACGGCGTAGAAGGACTTCCCACGAACCATGAGATCCTTGAATTGGTGCACACGCCAGGCCGGCCGTACCTCGGTGGTGCCCGACTTCAGGGCTCGCTCCTTGATCTCGTAGAAATCCATTTGACTCCTTATATGTCGTAGTTCTCCGCGAGGTAGAGCTGCATCTGATACCAGAGCTCAAGGCGGTTCTGGCTCGGGAACTCCCCCGACTCGTAGAACTCGGGAACGAACTTGAGAGGGAATATGCCTCCTCGTCCGTGGGAATCGTACTGACGACTCATCCATCGGTTGATAGCCTTCTCGACCTTTCGATCGAGTTTATCGTCCAGCATGACGTCGCAGTCCATGAAGTTGATTCCGAGGTTGTTGATCATCTCCCAGAAATAAGGAGCGGGGCCCTCGTCATCGTCCAGCTCAAACGCCATACGATCGGCCAGCCCGAGAAGAACCTCGAGAACGTTGGCTGGGCGCTTGAGAAATGCCGGCGGAAGCTCGCCGCCGTAGCGATTCCGCCACTCACGACCATCCATGTCCCGATTGCGGTCCATCATGGCGGAGTAGCGGAACTCGGTACGGTAGAGCTTCATCAGGAGGAAGTAACTGTCGAACATGCTCGGCAGCTGATTTTCGTCCTCGCCCAAGAATGAGACTAGGAAGTCGAAGTACTCGTCTTCCATCAGCGGGATCCCGAGTACGAGTCCTCAACGACCTCGAGGCGGATATCGTAGGAGAGGTTGAAGTTACGGATCCACATGACGGTGACGATAGAGTCGGTCCCGAGTATGAGATCGACGTCGCCGAGCCACTCGTCCTTGTTGTCGATCGTGATCATGTCCGAATCGCACAGGACCTCGTCATCGACGAAATACATCAAGTCGACGCGCTCGAATCCGAATGCGCCCTCATCGTACTCCTCCTCAGAGATGGCCCGGATGGTCTCGCCCTCCGCAACCTCCTCGTCTTCGTCCCCTTCCTCTGGAGCCTCTCCAATGATCTCGGAAATGTCGTCCTCCATGGTGAACGGGCGATACTCGTCGTTGACGATCTCCTCGTACTCGTCCATCTGCTTCTCCTTCTCTTCGGGCGTCTCCTGGACCTC